CAGCACGAGCCATGCCAGTCTCCCCGCCTAGCATCTGCACCGCGCATGGTTGCGGCACCCTCGTCTACGGCGGCGGCAAGTGCCCCGACTGCCGCACTGAGACGCGACGCGAGAGCGACAGGCACAGACCCAACGGCACGCAACGCGGATGGTCACCGCGATGGGCAGCATTCAGTAAGGCATACCTCGCAGATCACCCACTCTGTGAGTCACCCACATGCAGCGCCCTACCGTCATGGCGCAGACCAGCGAGCACTGACGTTGACCACATCGATGGGACAGGACGCACAGGGCCACGTGCCTATGACGACGACAACCTCATGGCGCTATGTCACCCATGTCACTCACACAAGACAGCCACACAAGACGGCGGGTTCGGACACGCACCGAGTAAAGCAAGCGAGTAAAGTTTTCCGACCCCCAGGGGTCATCAAATCGCTGGCTCGAATCGCCCCAAGCCCGATGGGGGAGCAAAAGAGCGAGCGTCTCACTACATCGAAGGGGGGTCTGCTGTGATTCCGACTTTCCTGAGGCACACCCCGGCCTGCTCAGACCCGAAGCCTCCCGTGCGTGACGCGGAGTCTGCCGGCGTCGTGTTGTTCCGCTGCGGATGTGGCGCGGTCGCCTCATCTCCTCGGAGCGTGTGATGCCGAGGGCTACTGCTCCAGCCACATTGCGGCTGATGGGTGGTCGTGGTGCTGGTAAGGATTCGGGTGGCCGGACTGTCACCCCGCCTTTAGCGTTCAAACGGCTCCCGCCTGAGGCTCCGGAGTGGTTGAGCGACGAGGCGTCTGCGGAGTGGGTGCGGGTCGTTCCTGAGTTGTCCCGCCTTGACCTGCTGAAGCCGGCCGATCGCGCTGCGCTTGCTGCGTACTGCGAGACGTGGGCGACGTTCGTTGAGGCGACGCGGATCGTATCTGTTGAGGGCATGACCATCGAGGCGAAGCAAGGGACGCTTCCTCATCCAGCTGTGGGTATCGCTCGGAACGCTGGTCGTGAACTGCGGACGTGGGCTGGGCAGTTCGGGCTCACGCCAGCGGCTGAGAACGCACTGGGCGTGAAGGGTGATGAGGGCCATGGCGAGGAAGACATCTTCGCCGGTTGATCTGAAGATTTCACCCGAGGTTCTCTGGTACTTGGAGAGCAGAGGGATACCGCTTCCGGACTGTCCGCCACGGATCAAGACGCCCGAGCCGCGCAACGTCCGCGGCGCCGTATTCGACGGTGCGCGGGTCGACCGTGTGCTCAAGGCGTTCGGCCTATTGCGGCACACGCAGGGCCAGTGGGCAGGTAAGGCGCTGAAGCCGGACCCGTGGCAGGTCGCCTACATCCTGGCGCCTGTCTTCGGGTGGGTGAAGTGGGACAAGGACTCCGATTCCTACGCGCGGATCATCCGGTCGCTGTTCGTTGACGTGCCCCGCAAGAACGGCAAGTCGACGCTGTTCGGCGGGCTCGAGCTCTACATGCTGGCCGCCGATGGTGAGCCGGGCGCCCAGGTCGTGACCGCGGCGACGTCGCTGCGGCAGGCCGGGTTCATCTTCACCCCGATCAAGACCCTGGCCGAGAAGTCGCCCGCGCTGAAGCGGCACGTCAAGGTCGTCGGCTCGAAGATCCTGCACCCGAAGTCCGGGTCATACATCGAGGTCGTGTCCAGCGTCGCCGATGCGCAGATGGGCGCCAACGTCCACTTCGGTGGCATTGACGAACTGCACGTCCACAAGACCCCCGACCTGGTTGAGGCGATCGAGACCGGCACCGGTGCCCGCCGGCAGCCGCTGATCGGGATCATCACGACGGCTGACTCTGGGAAGAAGAACACGATCTACTCGCGCAAGCGTGAGTACGTGGAGCAACTGGCGCGTGGTGCGATCAAGGACCCGTCGACTTACGGCGTGGTGTGGGCTGCGGATCCGCTGGCGGACCCGTTCAGCGAGGAGACGCAAAGGTCGGCGAACCCCGGCTATGGGATCAGCCCAACCCGCTCGTATCTGGCGAACGCGGCGACACAGGCGAAGGCGTCGCCGGCTGACCTGGCCAAGTACCAGCGGTTGCACTTGGGGCTGAGGACGAAGCAGGAGACGAAGTATCTCGTCCTTGAGGTGTGGGACCGCAACGGCTCTTTGGTCGATGAGACGAAACTCGCCGGCCGTGAGGCGTTCGGCGGACTCGACCTCGCGTCGACATCGGACTTGTGCGCCCTCGCGTGGGTGTTCCCTGCAGAGTCGGGCTTCGATGCGATCTGGCGGCAGTGGACGCCTGAGGCGAACCTGGCCAGCCTGGACAAGCGGACTGCTGGCATGGCGTCTGTGTGGGTGCGTGAGGGCTTCCTGACGCTGACGCCGGGCAACGTGGCCGACTACGACTTCATCCGGGCGCAGATCAACCTCGACCGGGAAGCTTTCAAGGTCCAAGGGATCGCGTATGACCCGTGGAACTCAAGCCAACTCGTCAACGATCTTGTGTCCGATGGTGCGCCGATGGTGAAGACCCGGCAGGGTCTGGTCACGCTGTCGGCCCCGACGAAGGAACTACAGAAGATCCTCCTGTCGGGCACCGAAGAGAAGCCGATGTTCCGCCACGGCGGCAACCCTGCGGTGCGTTGGCAAGCGGACAACCTGGCAGTTGCTATGGATGCTGCCGGAAACGTGAAGCCGGATAAGGCGCACGCAGCAGACAAGATCGACGCCATCGCGGCCACCATCAACGCGCTCTCGCTCGTCCTGGCCATGCCTGTGCAGAAGAAGTCCAAGTACGAAACCGAAGACCTCGCGGTCGTCTAGGGAAGGGGTCCTCGTGAATCGTCGTGACCGGCTCCTGCGTCAGGTCCACCTTCAGCGGATCGTCGTCACCCTGACCACAGGTGAGACGTTCGACGGGCTCCTGGCCGACGCGGACGACAACTCCGTGCGACTGGTCGACGTGTTCGCTGTCGACGAGAAGAGCCGCGTCTCTGTCGATGGGGAGATGTACCTGCCCCGGTCGAACGTTTCCTACATGCAGAACCCCGGAGGTAAGCCTTGATCGTCTCCGGTGGAACCACCCTTGACTTCGCACCGCAGGCTCTCGGTGAGACTGTCCCGAGCCTGTCCAACGGCTACTTCTACGCTGAGCAGGGACTGTCTCTGTCGGGGAAGTTCGCCACTTACTCGGCGCTGTACCGGGGTCAGCCGTCCATCGCGACCGTCGTCGACAAGATCGCGAACTCGGCTGCTCGACTGACGATCAAGGTGTGGGATAACACTCCAAAGACGGGCAAGGTTCAGGACACGACCTCGCCCTATGCGCGGCTGATCGCGAACCCGTCAACAGAGCTGTCGCCGTTCAACTTCTACCGCTGGACCTTTAGCACCTATGAGATCTTCGGCGAGGCGTTCTGGTACAAGCAGCGCGCAGCCAAGACCGCCTTCGGTATTCCGACCGGCCCTGTCGTGAACCTGCTGCCGATGCACCCATCCCGGACTGCGGTCCACCGCGACGCGAACGGCGCAGTCGAGTACATCTTCACTCTCGGGGTCGCGTCGGCTGGGATCCTGCACGCGCCCGCCGAGGACGTGGTCGCATTCCTGCGATACAACCCCGACTCGCTGATGCGCGGCCTGTCCCGGTTGGAGCCGTTGCGGACGACTCTGCTCAATGAGGACTCAGCAAGGCGGGCGACGGCGTCATTCTGGAAGCGTGGCCTGCGCCCGTCCACCGTCACAACGCACCCCGGCGAACTGTCTCAGGACGCGAAGGACCGCCTCAAGGCAAGCATCGACGCGCGCCACTCCGGTGCCGACAACATGGGCGGCTCCATCGTTCTCGATGAGGGTATGACCATGGCGACCGTGCAGTTGACGGCCGTCGAGATGCAGTACATCGAGTCGCGGAAGCTGAACCTCCAAGAGGTTTGCATGGTCTACGATGTGCCGCCGCCTGTGATTCACATCCTCGACCACGCAACCTTCTCCAACATCACCGAGCAGATGCGCTCGATGTACCGCGACACGATGACTCCCCGGCTCGAGGACGTTGAGTCGGTCATCGACTTCTCTTTGCGTGGCGACTTTGGCTTCAAGGTCGGCGAGTGCCGGGCGACGTTCGCACTCAATGAGGTGCTGCGCGGCGACTTCGACACGCTGGCGACCTCGGTCGGCAACCTGATCGAGAAGGGCGTAATGAAGCCCTCCGAGGGTCGCCCAATGTTCGACCTGCCCGACGCTGGCTCGGTCGCGGACAAGCTCTACGCTAACGCGGCGTTGCAGGAGCTGGGCACGCCCATGCGGCGCGTCTCGATCACGGAGTCGGCGAACCCGACTGCTGATATGAACGCCGAGGCGGCGGCTACGGCTGCCGCTGCGGGTGAGTCGTCCGCTGGCGACCCTGCTGCGGCC